ATGAGTGTATTAGAAAGCGCAAAAAAAACCGCAGTAAATTGGCATAAAGCCGACATCCTTGCGGAACTTAAAAAGAAAGGCTGGACATTACGTTCTTTGGCGGCTGAAGGCAATGTGAGTTACAGCACATTAAAAACGGTTTTTGATAAGTCTTACCCGAAAATGGAACGACTTGTTGCCAATGCCATTGGAATCGCCCCTGAGATTATCTGGGCTGAACGATTCGCAGAGCGCAATAGAAAGCTAGTCCTAACTAATAAGTTTTAACATCATAAATGAAATTGAACTTAAAAGATACAAAAAGGAACATTTATGGTTGGTCTAGAGTTAAAAACACATTATTCAGTTTATGAATATGCCGAATTCGGAGTATCGGGTTTGCCAAAAGCGCCTAAAAATATCCAGGCATTTTTTGAACGAAATAAATGCAAGGCTAGAAAGCGTCAAGGGCGAGGCGGTGGCGTTGAATATGAATTAGCTAGTTTGCCAATGGATCTTCAAACCGAAATTAGAAATAAATTCGCCGAAGTGGTTATTGCAACAAAACCAAAACAACTCCCAACGGTTAAAAATATGAACCTTGCCGACCTTACCACCAAACAGCGCGAAATCGCTGACGCACGCATGGCTTTAGTGGCTTATGTAGGCGAGTTGGAACAGGTGCAAAGTCGAATCAAAGCCATTACCCACCTATGCAATGCGGCAAAGTGCGGTGAAATTTCGGAAGATTTGATGGCGTTAGTCTCCAAGGCTAACAGTAAAAACGGCAATAACTGCGGCCGTGTGTTATCACCAAGAACACTGAATCAGTGGGTGATTGATTATCACAAATGCAAAACAGCGGAAGAGCGTTTGCGGGCGTTGGCACCGGGTCAACGTCAGGCGCAAAAGTTGGAAGAATTGGCATGGTTGCCTGATTTTTTGGTGGCTTATCGCAACACTAACGGCGTAAACGTCACCGAGGCTTACGCCATTTTTAAAGCACATTGGCAGGCGCACTATGCTGACCAGCCGTTAATGATGGCGCGTTTGCCAAGTCTTGACAGAGTGCGTCGCGGATTATCCAAACTGCCACGCCATATTCGCGAAATCGGCCGTAAAACAGGTGCAAGCCTGCGCGCCTTAAACACTTACGTTAAGCGCGATTGGTCGGTGTTAAAGGCGAATGATGTGTGGGTGGGTGATGGCCACTCCATGAAGATGAAAGTGCAACACCCTGATCATGGTCGCCCGTTTATCCCCGAATTGACGTTAGTCATGGACGCGCCGAGCCGTTTTATTGTTGGCTGGTCGGTTAGTCTAGCAGAAAACGCATTAGCCGTTGCAGACGCTATCCGCAACGGGATTGAGAACCACGGCATACCGGCTATTTATTATTCGGATAACGGTGGCGGTGAAAAGAACTGGACGCTAGATGCGGATATTACAGGGATTTTGCCCCGCTTGGGCATTAATCACCAAACAGGGATTCCGGGCAACCCACAAGGGCGTGGGATTATCGAACGGGTGAACCAAACTTTAGCGATTCGCATTGCACGCCAGTTTGAAACCTATCACGGACGTGGTGCAGACCGCGACACCGTGCGACAAACTTCCACGGCAGTGATTTCGCTTGATAAAGCGATTCGCCAAGGCCGCACCGAACTGACCAACAAGCAACGTTGGGCGGTGGGTAAATTGCCAACGTGGAAACAGTTTATTGATGCAGTGGAAGAAGGGATCCGTTGGTACAACAACGAACATGTGCACCGTGAAATCGGTTGTACACCGGCACAAAAACGCCGTGAGTTATTAGCCGACACTGAGTTGTTGTTGATTACCCCGATTGAAGCGCGTGATTTATTCCGCCCTAGTGTTTTACGCAAAGCGCAACGTGGCTGGGTATCTGTTTTCAACAATGAATATTTTAGCCAAAAACTGCTTGATGTGGACGGCAAAAGCGTTCAGGTGGCAATTGATATACATAACCCAAGTGCGGTCATTATTCGCGATGAATCAGGCGCGTTTATCTGTGAAGCGATTTTAGACGGCAACAAACGTGACGCCTTCCCGTTGAGTTATGTGGAAAAAGCACGCAAAGACAGACACCAACGCCGTGCGAAATTGAAACAAGAACAACTGGACGAAATTAATGCGGAATTGAATCCGGTCATCAGTATTGCTCACAACCAAGGCGCAGAGCTATTACACGGCTTACGCGCAAAACAAGTCAACCGCTTTGACGATGAAGAAGAAATTGCGTTGTTACCAAGCGAAATGAAACGCCAACAACGCAAGATGGCAGGAGTTAAATAATGAAAGACCGCATTATTCGACGAGTTCACAAGGGACAAATTCAATACCACAGGGAGCCTTATTTTTCTTATCGACTGATTAAACACGAAGGAAAAGTTTTTGAGATAAGACCTCAAAAAGACTTTTTGGAAGTTTATAGCCTGAAAGGCAACTTACTCTGCACCGTAACAAGATTAATTACAAACACATTTGGAGCACTAACATGAAAGAACAACTTGCAAGATTTATGGAACAAAAAGGGCTAACCCAAACACAAGTGGCGAAAGCCCTCGGCAAGTCCGTTGCAACCATTAACCAGTATTTAAAAGGTACTTATAAGGGCGCAACGAAAGACATTGACGAAGCGGTGGATCGCTTAATCAAACGCGAAAAAGACAAAGTCGTTGAGCGCAATTTTAACAGCGAATTTGTGTCGACTTACGCCGCAGAACGTTGCATTGATGTGGTGCATATCGCTCACGTAGAGGGGGAAATTAGCGTGGTTTATGGCGCGGCAGGCTTAGGTAAAACCAAGGCATTAAAACAGTATGTCAGCCAAAACCCAGAAACGATTTTTATCGAAGTTGAGCCAAGTTGTAGCCCGAAAGTGTTGCTAAAAAATCTCTGCCACCAGTTGGGGCTCAACGAAACCGGTGCAAACCATGAATTGTTTAATCGTATCACCGAAAAATTGGGCGAAGGTCGATTAATTATTGTGGATGAAGCGGAATTGTTAAGCACGAAAAGTTTGGAATATATCCGCCGAATCCATGACTTGACGGGTTGCGGTGTGGTGCTTGCCGGTATGCCTCGCCTACTTGTGAACTTGAAGGGGAAATACGGCGAATTGGCGCAACTTTATAGCCGAGTGGGCTTAGCTTGCGATTTGGGCAACCAATTAAGTGAGGAAGACATCCACAAATTAGCCGAAAACGGCTTAGGTACGGATGAATTTAACCAAATCCTATTTAAAGCCAGCCATGGCAACGCCCGTCGATTAACCAAACTTATGCGCGGGGTGATTCGCGTAGCTGAAATGCACGGCAAACAGATTGACGAGAAGTTAATCAACTCTTATGCCGGCATGTTAATCCATTAATCAAAAGGAGATCCAAATGAGCGAACAAATGAACCGCGTAGCCTATGCGTTAAGACGTGAAGGCGTGCAAATCGTAGAAAGTAAAGACGGCCGTTTCCCGAAAATGGTGATTTTAAACCCGAGTCGTCGTTTACAGGAAAAAGGCGTGCAAATGACTACTGTCAAAAACGGCGTGCATATTGTGCGAAACGTAGCAAATGAACAAGGCGTCATGGTGTATTGGGGTTAAAAGGGGGTTGAATGCCGAAATATCGTCAAATCTACGCCGTATATCGCGGAGAAGAGAATCTAGGCGACGGCACGGCGGATGAATTAGCAAAGAAATTTAACATACAAAAGAAAACGCTGTATGCGATGGGGTCGGAAGCGATACTCAAGCGCAATAAAGGCAACAGATTAATCGTAATCAAATTAGATAAAGAAGAGGTTTAAACCATGAAAGTGATGATTGAAGGTAAAACATACTGGCGCGACGCAACAGGCGCACTAACACCGGATAATCTCGTGCGCGACATTGATAAAGAGCGTGACGAGCTGGTGCAAGCATGGGCGACAAAAGCAAAAGCATTGAACCGTGACATCGGCGTGTTTAAAGATGGCATTTTTGGTGACATCGGTGCGTTTATTGAACTATCTGCCGAGAAATACGGCGCGAAAGTGGGCGGAAATAAAGGCAATGTCACACTGTTTAGCTATGACGGACGTTACAAAATTCAACGTGCCATCAATGAAAGTTTGCAGTTTGACGAACGCTTGCAAGCCGCCAAAGTGCTGATTGATGAATGCTTAGATGAATGGTCGGCAGGTGCACGCCCTGAATTAAAAGCGTTAATTGAACGTGCATTTAAAGCCGACAAAGAAGGCAATCTTAATACATCACGCATTTTAGGTTTGCGCCGCGTAGAAATCCAAGACCCACGCTGGTTACGCGCCATGCAAGCCATTAGCGAAAGCGTGCAGGTGGTAAGTAGCAAAGCGTATGTGCGGATATATGAGCGCGTCGGCGACAGCGACAAGTATGTGCCGATTGCGTTGGATGTGGCAGGGGTTTAGATGGCAATGACCTATAACGAATTGTCCGAACTGGCATCAGAAGTAGAACGCGCAGGAGACTTAAGTTATGCCACTGCACTTTGGTTTAAAGCCGCAGAAATTGCAAGACAGTCAATAAACCAAAACTGGGCAATGACACGCGGTGAATTTTGCCAACACTGGTGGCCAAGAATGAAACGTAAGAAAAAGGAACAAAAGCAAGATGGATGATCGCTTAATAACACTGCTGAGTATATGGGGTTGGGCTAGCTTTGCATTGATTGTGATCTTGCTTGCTTGCAAAGGCAGATAAAGCCCATTTACAGCGCATTTAAGCACGGTTTAAGTGCGCTGAATAATGAGTTTTAGCAATAACAACTAAGGAGCGCGTATGAGCGAAAAAAAAGCCGCCGTCACGGCGCAACTGGCACAGATTATGGAGCAAATAGAGGGTGCGAAAGAAATGTGGCTGGATGATGACGAAAAAGGATGCTTGTTGCTGTTACAGGCGGCAAGTAGGGAGATGAAAAGTGTAGCGTGGAAGATTACGCCGGTGTTGGGGTGAGTATGGCAGAGCTAACAATAGAAGACCTAAAAGTTGGGCATGTTTATTCGGCAAAACGCCCTCAAACATACGGATTCCAACGTTTATTGGGAGATAGACAAATTCTTTGGGTTGGGATGATTTATGACAACAAAGAAGGGTTCGTCCAGGGGTTGCAATATGACAGCCCGTCAGTAAAAGATGGACGACATTATCCGAAAATTAGCGTAACCAAATTTTTAAAATGGGCAGACGCTGACATAACCGAAATAATGCCTAAAGGCGAATGGAGAAAGGGGTAAAAATGAAACCTGAATTTAGATATTTTAAATGTGCATTAAATGTTGAACCGGTGAAATCGCTAGACCAAAAATGGCGATCAGAAGGCGAACAAAGGGACGAAAAGTTGGATGCTATTTTTGCAACTATCCCTTTTTATGAGTGTTGGCGAGGTGACGAAAATAGTATATGGGGCATTGTTTGCGATTTAGATAATCCTGAATTTGCAAAAATCAAAGAGGATAAAACCTATAAATTTGAAATGCTTGCCGGTAAGAAAGTGAGTATTACCGGCAACAATCGCACCAAAGCCGGCAAGGCGTTTAACGCCAAAATCCAAGCCATTAGACAAATACTCATGAAATACCCAAGTTTTAATGATTTTATGCTTAGACAACTAAAACTAGCTTGCTGGGTACTTGGAGAGCGCACTGGCTATGTGTCCGTATGTGGTGTTGCAAGTGGACACTTTATTGTGTCAATACCGGTTAAATCAGAGGGCTTTGGTGGGGATGACTTCCCGTCAATCCCTGAGTGTTTAACGGAAATCAAACAAAGTGAATTTTTGATGTTACAAGGAAAATAAAAATGAGCATATTTATCACGCATGGCAATCGTTTAATCGACTTTGCCAACCCACAAAATAGCGACATTCATATTGATGACATTATTCATCATTTAGCAATGATTCCGCGTTTTGGAGGCAAATTAGATAGACATTATTCAGTTTTAGATCACAGCGTTTACGCCGCAATGATTGCAAAATCGTATATGAAAGCAGATGAAGAAACAGTATTCGCCGTATTAATGCACGATGCGCAAGAAGCTTATTTAGGAGATGTGCCAACGCCGCTTAAAAACTTACTACCCGAATATAAATTAATCGAGAAAGAATTTGAGCGGGTTATCCAAAATCAATTTGGCATTAAGATGACGGCCAAAATGAAAGAACTGGTAAAAACCGCTGATTTATTAGCGCTAAAAGCAGAGAAGAATGCTTTTATTAATACGCCACCGGAACTCGAAGGACACTGGAATTTTTTATACGGTCTTTATAGTGTCCCTGTCTCGCCGGAAGACTGGTGTGATGACAGTAGAAGACAATTTAAGAATGCTTTTAACTACTACAACAAAACTTTAAATTTGGGACTTGAGGAGATTAAATAATGAGCGAAAACAATGGATGGATTAAGTGTTCGGAGCGGTTGCCTGAGCCATTTGATACAAGTGAAGAATCACGCAATTCTAACAATAGACACTTAATTTATTACACCGAGGATGGTGTGTATTGGTTTGTTGGTTTTGGATGGTATTTATTAGATGAAAAGGTAGATGAGGAAGGTGGATTAATCCCTTATTGGGAATTGGACGAATTAGGAATGATAGACATAGAAATTGAAGTGTCACACTGGCAACCATTACCACAACCACCAATCGACTAAAACCCATTTACAGTCCATTAAATCTCCCCTACCCCCTCTTTACAAAAGAGGGGAATAAGTTAGATGAAGTGGGCTGAATAATGTGTTTTAAACCTAGTTTAAAGGAGTTTTAAAAGTGAAATTATGCCGTTGCCCGGTTTGCCATAGCGACATCCATTTGGACGCTCTGTTGGAAGATGATGCGGGGCGTGAGATGTTAGGGATTATCACTAATTTAAAAGGCGACAATGCCCGTGCGTTGGTGAGTTATATTGCCCTATTTAGACCCGAGAAAGCGGCGTTATCCAACGGCCGTGCGCTGAAATTAATGCGTGAGGTGTTGGATATGTATCAGCCGAGTCCGTTGTTATCCCATGCGCTCATGGAAACCACAAATGGCGTGATGAAAAACCGCCGAGAAACCCGAAATGTAGTGGCGCTAACCAATCATAACTACCTAAAAAAGGTGTATGAGGGGGCTAAACCGTTATTTGCCGTGGTGCGCAATGAGCAAGGTAAAAGTGCGGTAAAAAATGCGGAGAAATTAGAAGAGGATAAGCGCATTGCAGCTATTCAATACATTGAACGCTATGCCACTGTCGGTCAGTTAGAATTTGTAAAAAATATGCCGGAATATTTAATATGGAAAACATGGAAAGAGGAACAAAATGCAACCACAAACCCGTAAACAGATGATCCAAAAAGTCCACATCGGCAAAAGCATGCTGAAAATGACCGATGAACAATATAAACGCTTTTTGTTAGACACGGTGGACAAACACAGTTGCACGGTGATGACGGATGCCGAACTTATGCAGGTATTGCGTGCCATGACAGCGAAAGGCGTGGTGTTTAGCACTAAAAATGCGCCAAAACGTCCTACACCAAAGGCGGACAAGGCGCAATATTTAGCAAAAATCACCGCACTTTTAACCGAATACAGTTTGCCGCAGAGTTATGCGGACGGGATTGCCAAAAAGGCGTTTGGTGTGAATTTTGTGCATTGGCTGGAGGTGTGGCAACTGAAAAAAGTGGTGCAAATGTTGGCAGTGTATGACCGAAGAAAAAAAAAAAAAAAAAATAAGTTGAAAAAAAAAAATAAAGGGAAAAAAAAAGGCCCCTTGGGGGCCCTTTTTTATTGGAGAAAAATAATGAAAAAACTATTAATTGCTATGGTATGTGGCTTAATTTCTGTTTCGGCCTTTTCAATGACAGATAAAGCCAAAGACGAACTACAAAAAGCCTTTAGCGGTGATTATCAAACTATGCGTAATGTAGCTTATGCAATGAAGGAAGGTTCTTTCGGGCATGATAAGAACCCTATCGCCGGGTGTGCTTTCCGAAAACTGATTTTAATCGTTAATCAGGATAAAACGGATGCAGGCGATTACGGCAATGAATATGTGGAATGCAAAGCGTTATCACCGAATGAATCAGAACAAGCGTGGAAAATGGCATTACAGTTACTGCCACAAGTGTTGCAACTAAAACAATGAATAATTATTCAGCCCCATCGATTAAGTTGGGGCTTTTTTATGTTCTGAAACGTTCAGGGACGAACAAATATAAACAAATAAGGATAAATATGCACGTATAACCGCCTTAAATAGCTTAAATTTGCGTTTTATTTTGCATAAATGGAAAAGGTTAGGATTCGTAAGAAAGTCGCTCTATGCGCTTTATATTAATTATTTTGATCAAAAACAATGGGTTACGGTTGATTTTCGACTGGTAGTGATCTAGAATAACAATATCTAGTGTGTGTATTTGTTTTATACCACTAGATATAGGGAAGCCCAACCAGTTGGCGCTGATTGGGCTTAATAAGTTGGTTGTCATATATCGAAATCTTGACGGGTTGAAAATATATGATGACCTTAACCACGAAATTCCTTGAATATCAAGGAGAACTTATTCGTTTTAACCACTTGACTTTCGTTAAGTGTCTTAAAATTATATGAGTTTATTTATTCGTGTTCAAGGGATTTCTTCAGTTATGGAGTAATTCCCATGGAATATACAGATGAAAGAGGTGTGTTTGTTTTACGCTGGGCGCGCAAAGTAAAAGGCGTTTGGTATAGAGCAAGAACGAAACCTTTTAAAATCTACATCCGTTACTTTTAACCCCAAATCCCGCCCCGTGCGGGATTTTTTTATCATATTTTTAGGTGTAGAAACCTGCTTTTTAAAATTTACGTGTGATAATTCGCCCCAAATGGTCATATAAGGGGAGTTTTATGCAGTCCAAGTTTAAAAGTGTCGCTGAGCATCTGCCTGAGATTGTGTTGGAAATGGTGGAGTTAATTGGGTTTGTTGACGTAGAAAAAATTATTAATCAGTTCGGCGGAGCTACTTTCCGTTTTACTGATGGCTCGGTTTATTTTCCTAAGTTGAAAGAATTAATCGGTCTTGAAAGTGCGGTGAAATTGCGCCATTATTTTCAGGCGGAGGAGGTGTATATCCCACGTTGCGAAGTCGCCTTGCGTTTGTTGCGCAATGAGCGCCTGAAAGCGGATTTCGATTACATTACGCAAACCGAAAAGAAAAGCGGACGCACGGCAATGTTAGAGCTTTGCCCGAAATATCGTCTTTCCGACCGCCAAGCGTGGGAGATTGTGCGCACGCAACAAACTCCGCAATATCAACAAGCCGCCTTATTTTAGAGTTCGGGAGCCTGTGGAAGCCGCTCCCCCACCCATTTCACCCCATTTAACACAGAATACCCCCCCATCCAAACACACATTAAAGCACATTTTTTTTTTTTTTTTTTTTTTATCAAT